TTGGTGAATCCGAATTCCTTAATAGATGCCGCGATCTGGGCAACTTGCGCATCCGAATGCGTTCGGCTGTTGCGTGCGTATGGAACAAGTTTATCGATTGAGACGTTCTCAATCTTGGTTTTTGAATCGTGTGTTTTTGTGGTCATTGTGCATTGTCCTCCAGAATTTGTTTGTGTGCTAGTTTCATGGCATCTTTTAAATCCATTCTGAGTTGCTCGTTTGCGGCCTGCTCATCTTGGAGTCGGATGTAGACCTCGGTTGCGAACTTGGCCAGCGTGTCATGTTGCCATGTTGTGAAGTTTGGGGTTTCTCTTTGTTTTGTCATGTTAGTACTTGCTCACCTTTCTGTGGATAACTTCACCTTCAAAACCTGCCGCATCGATGCCCCCCTGTCCCCCTCACCCTAAAGGGTGTGAGGGGAGGGGAGGGGGCTTTTCGAGCGTTTTGCCCCCTAACCCTGATTTGCCCCCTAGGGGGATTCAGGGGGCTAGGGGGATTCATTCTTGACCACCTTTTCGCATCATCATGGCACTGGCTTGCACATCGTCGATCACCATCCAGCCGTGTTCAAGTGGGCTGATGATCTCGGACAGGATGAGTGCTCCGATCAATTTTTCTGGGTAGGCTGCGCTCAGATCGTTCTCGATCGTGCGTGGTTTTCGTCCATCGGCTGCCAACTTGTCTTTGAGTGCCGACCTGCTGACATAGGGTAAACCCTCGCGTATTTCAGCGCCTGTTCCCCACCATGCGTTCTCGAATGTTTTGCGATGCGCATCCAGTTTCGACTCTTTTTTCGGGGCTGTTGGTGCTTCAGCTTGCACAATCACAGCGCTGGTCACTTGCTGGTCGTCTTCATCGCGCCAGCCTGGGATGGCCACTTGTTGCAGCTCAACGTGGATGGTATCGGCCAGTTCTGCGTCTTTGGATTTGCGCTGCACGATCTGCATGGGCACGCCTTCTTTGCCTGGCACGATGCTGATCTCGATGTCCAGAGCGCCTCGCCATGCGCTTGAGCCACGCGCCCTGTGCTGGGCTTCCTCGGCCACGCCTGTGTGGTGCACCAAGATCACCGAGCAGTTAAATTCCTGCATGAGTGCGTTGCATGCGTCCAGCATGGTCTTGGCATCTTGTGCGCTGTTTTCATCGCCTGAGAGGAATCGGTGCAAGGTGTCGACCACGATCACGCTGGGCCTGTCTTTCAGCATCCTGACTTGCTCGACCACTTTGAGGTATCCGGTCGGGGTGTTGAGGTCGCATCCGTCTTTGGACAGCCACATGGCCAGCTTGCCTGCTTTGTGGTGGTGCTTCCAAGCTGCCACCCTGCCGCGCAGACCGTGGTGGCCTTCGCCTGCCAGATACACCACATTGCCTTGGCGCACCTTGTGGCCTGCCCAGTCTTCTGTTCCGCTGGCCATGCGCAGGCACCAGTCGAGCACCACGAATGTCTTGCCGCCACCGCTTGGGCCGTGGACCATAACCAGTGCTTGGGACTGAATCCACCGCTTGACAAGCCAGCTGATGGGGCTGGGCTGTGCGCAGAAGTCATCGGCTGGGATGAGCCAGTCGTCTGCCGGTGGCATCAGCAGGCCTGCCAGATCGTGGCCAGCCTGTGCATAATCGTTGGCATCACCGAGTATCGGAGGCATAACCATGCGTGCACCATACTTGGCACTGGCCTGCTCTGCGTAGCGTTGACCGACACCGCTTTGGTCATGGTCTGCGACGATCACGATGTCTTGAGTTGCTCCATACATTTCCCTGAGTGTGCCAGTGACCGGCACCAGATTGCTGGCGCTGTAGGCCACCACGACTGGCCTGTCGGTGGTTTCGTGGATGGTGGCTGCCGTTGCAAAACCCTCGGCCACGAACAGTGTGCCAGGCTCATCTAGTGAGCCTACCATCCAGAACTTGCCACCTGTCTGACCGCCTGGGTGGTAGAGCTTGCCGCCTTCGTGGTCGATGTATTGCAAGGTGGCCAGAGTTCCGTCTTCGTCATAGAGTGGCAGCACCAGCCGACCGTCTCCTGTTGCCCTTGAACCATGTGTTTGAATGCCCTTTTTGGCCAAGTAAGGATGATCTGGAAGTGCTGCCTGTGCGCCTGTCCAGATTTTCTCGACCGTGTCGCTGGCCACTTGGTGCTGGCGCTCAAGGGCTGCGTCTCGCAGGGCTTTGGCCTCGGCCAGTCGCTTAGCGTGTGACATTTCCTCGGTCTGCGTGAGTTTTCGTCCTACGTCTGCACGCCATGTCACTTCCATGCCTGCTCGCCAGCATCCGAATCGACCGGCTGGAATGCCATCACCGAACACCAGATACCAGCCTGGCTTGTCACCGTGGCCAGGTGCGCCTTTGGTGCCTGATTTGAATCGGTGAATCTTGCCATCCATCAGGATTTCCTCTGGTGGCTGGAGGCCTGCCGCACGCATTGCGTCAATGAGCTGCGCCTCTGGTGGTGCGACGAGTTTCTCGGGTGGTGGTGCCCAAGGCCCACCAAGTACTTTTGAGAGGTCAGCCATTGATTGTGGCCTCCTGCCTGCTGAGGTAGTCGCTCAGGGCTTTGACCGTCTCATACAAGGGCTTGGATTCCTCCTGCATGAACCTGTAAACCGTGGCTGGATGCACGCCAGCATTCTCAGCCACTCGCTTGAGATTGGCATCTTCCAGCCGTTTTTTGATTTGCTCAACAGTCATCATAATTTGCACCTTAGAAAAAATATTTGCGGAAGTGCTTGCACTATACCTTATTTTTGGTTTATGATGCAAGCACACCTCGAACTGATTCCCAGACGGAGGTGCAAAAAAAGGAGAGCCACATGGCTATCAATTTGAAGTCAACAGGCAGCTTGTCTGCCAATGGAGTGAAGTTGCTGGTGTACGGCCAAGCCGGTGCAGGTAAGACCACCTTGGTCAAGACCTTGCCCAATGTGATCGTGCTGTCAGCTGAGGGTGGTTTGCTGTCCATTCAGGACGCTGATCTGCCCTACATTGAGATCGCCAGCATGGACGACTTGCGCGAGGCATTCACATGGTGCCGAGACAGCAAGGAGGCCTCTGGGTTTCAATCGGTCGCGCTGGACTCGATCAGCGAGGTGGCCGAGGTGGTGCTGTCGCATGAGATGAAGAAGTCTAAGGATGGCCGCGCTGCTTATGGCGAGATGAACAGCACCATGCAGGAGCTGATTCGCGCCTTCCGCGATCTGCCTGGCAAGCATGTCTTTATGTCTGCCAAGCTGGAGAAATCCACCGACGAGATGGGCAAGATGCTTTACAACCCAGGCATGCCAGGCAAGAGCCTGACACAAGGCCTGCCTTACTTCTTTGATGAAGTGCTGGCGCTGCGTGTCGAGCGTGATGCTGAAGGCGTGACCCAGCGTGCTTTGATGTGCGACTCTGATGGCCTCTGGTTGGCTAAGGATCGCTCTGGCAAGCTGGAGGCTTGGGAAGCGCCTGATCTGGGTGCAATCATTGCCAAGATCGGGGGCAAAGCATGACCGCCAAGGTATTGCCCAATGACATGAACGAGCTGGCCAGTATGTGGCTGGCTGCCAAGAAGCAGGAAGAAGATGCGACAGCGGATCGACGCGATATTGAAGACCACATCAAGAAGCTGGCAACCATTGCCGAAAACCTTGATGGAACAGAGACCGTCGAGCCTGGTCGATACGAGATCAAGATCGTTGGCCGCATCGACCGAAAAGTCGACGGAGACAAAGTGCAAGAGCTTGCCGCTGAGTTCGGTCTGACCGATCACTTGGCCAAGTTGTTTCGCTGGAAGCCTGAGATCAATATGGCGATCTGGAAGGCAGCAGACGAGTCCATTACCAAGCCGCTTGCGGCTGCAATCACGGCCAAGCCTGGCCGCCCATCTTTCAAAATTATCCCCAAGGAGTAAATCATGGCTTTTTTAAACGAAGAATTCAACGTCAACGAACTGCCCCAAGGCAATGGCAACTTTGAGCCTTTGCCTGCTGGCTGGTACACCGCCACCATTTCTCAGTCTGAGCTGAAGGCAACCAAGGCAGGCAACGGCCAGTACATCAAGCTGCGCTATGACATCACCGGCCCGACCCACCAAGGTCGTGTGGTGTTTGGCAATCTGAACATCAAGAATGCCAATCCAAAGGCTGAAGAGATTGGTCGCCAGCAGCTGGGTGACATCATGCGTGCCATTGGCTTGGCCAAGGTGACCGACACCGATCAGTTGATTGGTGGCCAGATCGCCATCAAGCTGGAGGTCAAAGAGGACGCGCAGTACGGTGCAAGCAATGAGGTCAAGGGATTTAAGTCTGTGTCCGGTAGCGTGGCGCCAGCGGCCAATGTGCCGCCATTTGTAAAGCAGGCTGAGGCTGCTCAGTCAACACCTGCCAAGGCCGCACCGCCTTGGGCTAAGAAGTAAGAAAAGAAAAGCCCAGCCCTGATGGTCAGGAGCTGGGCATAAAGTTGCAACTACAAAGGAGAAACCCATGAAGATTCCCGAGTCAGAGCATAACATTCAGGCGCTAATTGACAAGCACCATGAGGCTATTGCTGAGGTTCCAAGGCCACACCTTGGGGCTAGTACGCTTGGCCATGTGTGTGATCGGTGGCTGTGGCTGTCGTTTCGCTGGGCTGTGCAGCCGAGCTTCCCTGGTCGAATCCTGCGCCTGTTCAGGCGTGGCCACCAAGAGGAGGCCAACATCATCAGTGACTTGCGTGCCATTGGCATCGATGTGCGCAAGGTGTCTTCCCAACATCGGGTGGACTTTGGCTGCCATGTGTCTGGCTCACTGGATGCCATCATCGACAAGGGTGTTCCTGAAGCGCCCAAGACCAAGCACATTGCCGAGTTCAAGACACACTCCAAGAAGTCATTTGACGATCTGGAGAAGAATGGCGTGGAGAAGTC